ACAATATACAAAAGAGCCAAAATGAAATTTATATGTTATTAAATTATTTGTGATATAAACTACATCATAAATAATTCTATTAAATTTTTTTTATTTGCTTTTTCCAGATTCTAAATTTACTTTCGGAAACCTCAGTAGAAATTGATTGGAGTATAACTCCGATATTGAAACTATGTTTCAATCAATTTCTTTAAATATAATTATCATTTAAATGATAATTAGTTTAGAAAAGCATATACTTAAAAAAAAATATACAATATTTAAATATGAATAATTTAAAATTATTAATATTAATAATTAGTAATAAAATGAATATTGAATTTAAACCATATATATTAAAATTAAAAGAAAATTTAATTAATATGCCATATATAGATTGTGAAATTGAATGTATATCAAGTAATGATGATACTTCTAATTATGAGGATGTACTTGGGAATATTAAATATAAAGTTATTAATAATAAACTATCACTTGATAAGATATGCGATTTTATATCAAATTGTAATGAAGTTTATGATTGGTATATAAAAATTAGACCTGAGATTGAACTTATTGAACAACTTTCAATTGATAAAATAAATTTATTATGTAAAAAATCTATAAATGCAAGAGTAAGATCTTATATAGGTAATAAAAAAATTTTGTATGGATGTTCTCTTGGAGGTAAAAATGAACATCATAAAAATACTGATATTATATACGATATAAATAATGAAATTATTACACTTGATGATGCAATATATATATTTCATTATAATATTATTAAAAATGGTGGATTTATGCCAATTATAGAACGATCTCCAGAAATTGAACATTATCAAAATGAAACTACTCATACGTATATTTGGCAAAAAAGAAATATACAATTAAATCCATGTGGAATTAATGTAATTTTTCATCACTTATATCACGGTAATTTAGAATCTACACATGTTAATATAATTTAGTATAATATCTAATATAAGTATATCTATTCTTTAATCTTCATTATTTAAAGAAGATATAATAATAATATTATTAATAATGAATTATAAAGATAACTCATTAGAAAATATATTAATAGATATCGGAGTTCTTTTTAAATATAATAAGATATCCATACCTTCACATATTAAACATATTAAAATTGATATTGGCCTATCTTATCACGCACCACAATCACAAAGATGGTTAGAAAGTGAAGAAGATTTATTCGTTTTTGGGTTTGAACCAAACCCAAGATCAGTAAAAGCGATTTTATCACCCGATAATAAACTACGAGATCATGGACATAGAGTTATACTAGATACTAAGTATATTAATAAAAATATTTATATTATTCCAGTTGCTCTTGGAAATGTTAAAAATACAGAACTAAACTTTTATATTACTGAATTTGATGAAGGCTGTTCAAGTATATATGAACCTAAAACATTTTTTTCAAAAACAAATGAAATAATTAAAGTACCAGTATTTACTCTTGCAGATTTTTTTGTATTAGTACCTGATAATATTAAATATATTGAATATATTAAAATAGATGCACAGGGTTCTGATTTAAATATTATAAAGGGCGGCGGTAATTATATTTCTGAAAAAGTTGTATATGTGACATTAGAACCAGAATCGCATGTATATAATGGTTGTAATCATAATACACATGAAAATATTAAAATATATATGGAATCAATTGGATTTAAAGAAATACAACACCCAAATACAACAGATCCAACATTTGTAAATTTAAAATATATCCGAGAATCATATGATATTAATATTTCACAATATTAAAGAATATATATAAGTATTTATATATAAATAAAATGTCAATTAATGACAATACTATTGATTATCTTGATGAAATTCCACAAAATACATATCATAAATACTGTAAAAATGTATATAGTCAAAATGGAGAAGATGGTATTTTAGAACAAATTTTTAAAGAACTAAATATTGAAAAAGGTATCTTATGTGAATTTGGTGCAAGTGATGGAATCACTTCAAGTAATAGCATTAATTTACTTAAAAAAGGTTGGACTGGTGTATTAATTGAAGGCGATAGTATATCTTTTAATAAACTAAAACAAAATATTAATATTCCTGGTGTACACTTAGTGAATAAATTTATTGCAAATTCAAGTGATGAAGAAAATTCACTAAATACTATACTTAAATCTCACAATATACCATATGATTTTGATATGGTATCAATTGACATAGACTGTAATGATTATTATGTCTGGTCAAATTTTAATGATTTTCGCCCAAAAATAGTTATAATTGAAGTAAATTCATATAGAGATCCTGTATGTATAGAATATCCCCATAAAAAGGCATATGATAATAATGATATATTGGAGAAATGGTATCCTGCTAGAGTAAAAATAGGTACTTCATTTCTTGCAATAATTAAATTAGGCCTTGAGAAAGGATATGTCCCACTGTCTTTTACTGGTAATATTATTTTTATTGATAAAAAATATGTACCTTTGCTAAAAGAATTTCCTTATAAGATAAGTGATGACCCATTTTATTATATTGATTTATATACAAATTTATCTATGTGGAATAATAATTGGTACACATGTACAGGTTTAACATTAAATACTGCTATAAGAAATTATTATTTAAAATATAAATCTACAGACATTGATTTTGACTGGGTCTATAATAATATGCTAACTCTAAATGAAAAGACATGGAATTTTACTATATAATACACTTTGTTAATGGTATATGCCAAAATTGTGTATAATAAATATTTAAATAGTATATGATGTAAATAAATTCTTTTTATTATAAATTTAGTTCAAGTAATTTTAGTAAAATACTATTAAAGATATAGTTTAATATAATATTAAATGTCTTTTTGTATCGTTATAGCAAGATATAATGAAGATGTAGAATGGTCTAAACAATTTTCAAATGTAATTATATTTAATAAAGGACAAAAATTAGATAATGGCTATAATGAAATTTTGTTGAATAATGTTGGTAGAGAAGGTCATACATACTATAAATATATTTATGATAATTATGAAACTTTACAAGATTATACTATTTTCTTACAAGGGAGACCATTTGACCATTCACCAAATATAATATCTAATTTACATAATTATATTAATAAAGGAATAAATATTGAATTTGAATTTTTAAGTGAATATATAATTAATTCTTCTTTAGATTTAGAATGTAGTAGATATTGGCAGTGTAAAAATATACATAAGACTTACGAAGCTATATTTAATATAAATATTAAGAATCATGAATGTGTATTTGGTGCTGGAGCACAATTTATAGTTTCAAAAAATAGAATATTAAAAAATACAAAAAAATTTTATGAAAATATTGTAAAAATATTAGAATATACTATTGATCCATTAGAAGGATATGATATTGAAAGATTTCATAAATATATATTTAATTAATACAAAGTATAATATATTAATAATGAATAAATATATATTGTAAACTACTTAAACTACATAACTTTAATATATGTATATTAATGAGTACTCTAATTGATTTATGCGACACTTCTCTTACTGATAAGTATGCTCATTCATATCTGGAGGTATATGAAACTTTATTTAAAGATATAAAATATTCTGTTAAAAATCTATTAGAAATAGGTATTCATCATGGTGGTAGTATAAAATTATGGCATGATTATTTTATAAATGCAAATGTTACAGGTATTGATTGTCTATCACTATCTGAATTACATTCTATCAATCATAATATAAGAGAAATATTAGAACTTCCGAATGTAAATTGTCACTTATCTACAGATGCTTATAATATATCATTTATTAATAATACATTTAGTAATAATACATTTGATATTCTAATAGATGATGGACCCCATACTTTAGAATCTATGATACAGTTTATTAAATATTATAGCCCTCTTATGAATAATTCAGGTATTCTTATAATTGAAGATATCCAATCCATGACATGGCTTGATTCACTTAGAGATTCTGTACCCGAAGATCTTAAAAAATTTATAAAAGTGTATGATTTAAGATTTAAGAAAAATAGTTATGACAGTGTGTTATTTGTAATAAATAAAAATATATCATAAAAATAGTATTATAATATTTTTTCATCAGATGATATATTATATAGATCAATCAATATTGTTTTCTTACTTTTAAGAATTCTTTTATATAAATAGTAACTAAATGTAGATCCAGATTTTGTGTCAATATTCCATGCTCCAATAAATATATTATTACATATATCACCTATCAATAAATCAATTATTGCTTGAAGTTCTCTACAATACATAAAACTTCTATCTCTTTCAAAAATACTATAATTATTCTCTTTAAGATAATTAATAACAGTATCATTTTTAGAATATGTTAATAAAATAGTCTGATCATTTTTATCTATATATTTATTAAATATATCTATAAATTTATTATCTACCTCATTTTTATAGGTATTATAATCAACTCTCAAATTCATTACATTTGATACCAGCATATCGGATTCATTTCTTAAATGTACTATATTTATATTTTTACTTAAATCTAGTTTATCTAAAAATGTTAGTACAATCTTTTCAAATATAGAATTATATGGCAATTTAACTAATATATCATTAAAAAAAGTTTCATCTATTGAATTGAACCATATAGGTATTCTAGTAAAACTTTTATCTTTATAATCATAAAATTCAGGTAATAATTTATGAAATTCTTCTTTTGTTTTAGGAACTGAAATATATGGAATATTACTAAAATTATAAATTATATCTTCATCAAGAACTTCATTATATATATCACAATAATAATAATTATTTAATTTATAATGAATACTTAATTTCTTATACTTACCAGGACAAGGATTTCCCTTAAATGAATTAAAATCTATATTTTTGTTAATAATAAGGCTTTCCTTATGATAATATTGTTTCATAATATCTTCTGTAATATTAATATTATGATTATCGGTTCCATAATTTATACTTAATACCTCAAATTGTAAATAATTTCTATCAAGTAATTTTAAGTTGTATTGTTTTAATATTATATCTAATTTTCTAAAATTAATAACATCAGATGCAGGTATAAAATTACATTCTGATAATTCTGCTACAAAATTATTACAAATTAAGGTATCTTTTTCTTTCATTATTGCTATTTTAATAGAATTAATGAATGTAAAAATTTGATTTGTTAATCCTGTTCCTCCTACACCAAATGTAGCATATCCTATATTTTCCATATTTATATTATTAGTATTAATTATTTCTTTATATCATATTGTTATGATAATATCCTAGCTGTAATATATATGCCAATGTTGCCTAGGTCTATGATGATACGCTTTATAATGAATTTCTCCTTCAGATAATAAGGCTGCTACATAACTTAAGGCACTTGGAGAGGTAACTAATATATCTGCAAAAACTAAGTCATTAAATGTATCAATAATACTAGTATTTAAATGTAATATAGTATCATTCGCTATAAATTCTTTAAAATCATCAATATTTCCTTGTGAATATATATGAAATTTTAAGTTTTTATAATAATATTTCTCTCTAATATTTTTTATTCTATCTAGAAAATATGAATTATTAATGAAACGCCACGATGGTTGTCCATTCTCATATAAACAATCAACTGGATCAGATGAATTAAATTTTCTAATATGCACACATACGTTTATATAATTATTATCAAATTTATTAAACTTATCCTTATAGAAAAACTGTTTTAATTTATTAAAAGCTGGCGTATTATAATAATATTCTATATTTGATTCTATAGTATTATATGCATTATGAATTGTACAAATTTGTACATCCTCTTTATTATCAATTTGTGATAAATTTATATAATTTTTCTTAATATTCATATATTCAATAATATCATTATACGAATTATTTTTTGTATTTGTTGTATGTTCTATACTATTAATATCAGTATATACAAATGTATTACCAGTATTCTCAATATATATTATAGAACATATTAAAGTTTGAAATTGAGAACCAAACCCATCCTCTCTTAATTCAGATGTTATTAACATATATTATATATTAATATATTAATGATTTAAATAGTTATTTATATATATAAATAAATAAATGTCAGATAGTATTGGAATAATTGGAGTTGGTAAACTTGGTATTTGTCTTGCGTTAAATCTTGAAAAAGCTGGATTTAATATATTATGTTATGATATTAACAATAGCCTTCTAGATAGTATTCAAGAAAAAACATATATTTCAAATGAACCTTTTGTAAATGATCTTCTAAAAAATGCAAAAAATATTAATATTACTAAAAATATTATAGATATATTTAATCTTAATACAATTTTTATTCTTGTTGCAACTCCATCATTACCAAATGATTCATATGATCACTCAGCAATTGATAAAATTATTGATAATTATTTATATAGTTATAATAGACTGGAGGATATAAATATTAAAAGAAATATAATAATTGCATCGACTGTAATGCCGCAATATTGTAATTCTATACAAGAAAAAGTAGACAATTTTAATACAGAAATTATTTATAACCCTGAATTTATTGCACAAGGGTCAATTATTATAGATATGGTACACCCTGATATAGTATTAATAGGATCAAAAACAAAAGAGGGTTTAGAAGTTATCAAAAAAATATATAATACATTTATTAAAAATACACCAGTATATTCTGAAATGTCACTTCTAGAAGCAGAAATAACTAAAATTGCCTTAAATTGTTTTATAACAACTAAAATTACTTTTGCAAATATTATAGGTGATATTGTAAAATACGCAGGTGGAAATCCAAATAATGTTCTTAATGCTATTGGGTCTGACTCACGTATTGGTAAAAAATGTTTAAATTGGGGATTTGGATATGGAGGTCCGTGTTTTCCAAGAGATAATCGCGCATTAAATTTTTTTGCTAGATCCCAAAATCTTCTAAATGAAATAGGTGAAGCAACAGATAATAGTAATAAAAAGCATCTCAATACATTATTATATTTAATTACAAATAAATTACAAAGTAAAGATAAATTTATAGTATTTACATCATTATCATATAAAACAAATTCAATAATAATAGAAGAATCTCAACAATTACAAATTGCTATAGAATTAATTAAATCTGGTTATAATGTTATAATAAAAGAAAGAGATGAAGTAAAAGATATTGTTATAAAATATTATCCAGAAATCCTTCCTAATTTTGTTAATAGTTTAGATCCGACTACAGAGTATATTTATATAGATTCCTTATTACAGTCTTAACTTTGATATTAAACAGTATATAATTAATTACATTGTATTAAATCAACATCTCCATCCCATAATAATATATTTCTTATAGAATAGTTAGTATAATAATTATGTATTAATACAATTTTCAAATTTTTGTCTATATATTTATATTCATTTATATAATCTCGTGGCATAGATTCAAATAGATAAATATTTTTAAGATTTTTTGATAAATATGATAATATTT